TTATAGAGAACCGGGCCCAAACTCACACCGGCCCACATCACCCGCTGGTTTCCGTAAGTATTTATCTCATAGGTAACCCAGTCTGTCCCTATGCTTGTAAATGTACTGTTATATGCGGTGTATGCTGACGATGTTCGCGTCCAAGAGCTCCATGCTCCTGCAGCACTGCCTGTGGTTGTGGGTACATTAGCCCCACCTTTTATATATTCACTCATCCCAATAGGATTTGATCCACCATACTCAGATTGGATTTGACTTAATGATATTTGTCCTGTAGTCTGTAATGGCATTACTTTATAATCTCCGTAATTAAATCTTCAAACTGTTCGATCTTCTCTACACGGTTTGGCCAAAGGATATATTCCTTTTCAGGGTTCTTTTTTAAATTAGACAGGAGTGGTAGTATGGAATTATAAAGCTTATTAAGCTTATCTTCCAATTCATGCACATTAGCTGAAGCTTCAGTTGCAAAGACTTGACTAGTCTGCACTGCTTCTAATTCGTGTTCATCGACAGCAGTAAAGCCAAAGTCGAAATCTAATAAATCTGCCATATATAATCTCCTATTAGTTATTTATAAGAGTTAATTACCTAATTGCCATCCCAGTTAAGGTCATTGTGTGCTGCCATTGAATCCTTGTATGACTTTCTATCATACTTGGATGCATCTGGGTGAGTTACCGGCCTATGAAGCTTATCCATATTCTTTTTTACAGGATTCTTCTTCCCGAATATAGTATCATAATTATCGGCATAGTTTTTGCCAGGCCGCTGTTTTGAACCTTTGCCGCCGTGCGTACTTCCCTTGGACATTACATGATCCCGCGCTTGGTTAATTCATTTCGGATCTTCTGCCGCGATTTAGGCGTAGTGTTTCCGTTATCATAAGCCGTTTGCAATGTTGAAGTCTCAGTTGACTTCATATAGAAGTGTTCAGTAGAATTCTTTGACGTTGCTTTCAGTCTTACGGTTTGACTTGGTTTAAATTTAATTGGCATAACGCCCCCTATTTTACTAATTCTAAGAAATCATCAAATACGCCTGGATTATCTTTGCAGACCCTTTCGAGGTTTCGTGTTAATGTTTCAAGCCCTTGCTTGTTATTCATTTCTTTCAGGTCTGCTACTCTTGCCTTAATCTTATCATAGTCGAACTTATCAGCAGCATATATCTTAGGTTTCCATACTACGGTAGAATCCTTTGGCATGCCATAATATCTTCCGTCATTAATGAATTTTACTGGTTGTGTCATAATTTACTCCATTTATTTAATTTATACTGTTATTATACTACACTTTGATACTAAAGTAAACACTTTATTTATAATTTTTCACCCACTTCAAACCCCCTAAATGTCTTAAATCTAGGGAACCTTAAACTATATTCACCACTCTCTGCCTGAGTAATAGCATCAGCTCTTATTTCTACTAACTGACCTATAACAGAATCTTTGTTATTCCAAATGGATTCTCGCATTTCATCGGATAGGCCTGAACCAACATTGACACCAATAAGAACATCATCGTCTACACCTTCGCATACAAGAGCACCAGTTGTTCCTTCAAACTTACCCTGGCCTTCTTCTACATCCATAACGGTTAGTGTAACCTCAATGACTGGTTTAATTTTTAACCATGCCTTTGATCTCTTATTGACATACAAACCGTCACTTGGTTTAATCATCAAGCCTTCATATCCCTCTGCCAGAGCTTTCTTATTCATAGCTTTAAAGGCTGCTTGGCCTTCGTCTGTTGAGAAGTCTATTTCCTGATGTTTAACATATCTTATTGCTTTAGAAATTTCACCAAAGGTTGACCAATATATGTTTGCCAGAGCTAGTTTGTTCTTTCGTTCTAGTTGAGGCAGAGTTCCCTTACCAGCATTATATTCATCAAGTGGCAACTGATCAAATACTGCAAAGTAGGCATCGGTAGTATCTACGTCGGTCTTTCTATAGACTTGTTTCATAAGTTCTTGGAAATTCTCACTCATGATTTCACCGTCAAACATCATGTTGTTACACCCACTGGCAGCAAACTCTTCTTCGATGTGAGGAAAGTTTGTTAGTATCTTACCGTTCCGACTATAAAGGGTGCAACTGTTATTCTGAACAATAGCAATACATCTAATGCCGTCATACTTGTATTCAACTAGTGTCTTAGTGAGTGCGGCCATTGTCTTTTCATTTTTAGTCCCATCATGAGCCAACATACAACCCCAGATAGGGATTGTCTTCGGTATCATCTTGTTGACGGTGCGTTCCGAAAATCCGGCCTTGAAATCCTTGAGGAGAATCGGCCTATACCAATCATTCCATGTATCACTGCAACACCCTTGGGCTACTTTTGCAATAGCATCTCTTGCAGCATGACCCGTGAGTTCTCTACTGATTAACTTATCCAACAGTTCTTTAAACCTAGGCCATGTTGATTCTGAAAGTTCTTCGTTGTAAGTGTAAGCTCGATAGTGGTCTATTATGGCCGGAACATCTTTAGTACCGTACGTGATCAACGGAGTTAAGGCATACTTAAGGCCTTCGATAAACTGTTCGTTATCTTTATTATCCAACACTACAGCCTGCTTAAACAGTTTACTATTATCAGATCTTAGTAGTTGAATTATCTTACAAGGTTTCATACTATTCTCCAGTGATGTGTTTATATATTTCTTTCCACCTATAGAATCTTGGAATATCGCCCTTATATTGAGCATTATGTTCATGAGCTACTAAGATTGAATTAAGACCCAATTCAACACCGAGTTCGGCATTTGCAACTTTATCTTCAACCCAGAAACAACCAGTATCTCTGTATGGTTCTAGGGCTTCATCTTTATCAGCGCCACATTCTAGACATATCACTTCGTCCCACAATTCTCTTCCGAATAGTAGGTCTAGGTTTTGATATCTTAGTCTTTGTGCATACTTATCACTACTCAATGATGTGATACAGTGGAATCTATATCCATGTAACATATTGAGTCTTTTCATGTAATAAACAGCATCTCTTAGTGGTGGTAGAAATGCTACGGCCGCGGATGAATTAAACTGTCTTACTAGTCTCTTTGCTAGATTAACTTCTAAATGGAACCTCTTAGCAACATCATATTGTTCTGAGTCCATTGTGGGTATTCCCTGGTGATGCATCCATTGTGTGAATGAGTATTCCCAGTCACATAGTACACCATCACAGTCAACCAATATTATATTTTCTTTCAAGGGCATATCTCTCCGTTTATTTAATTTATAGGTACATTATACCACACTTAGCACCAAAAGTAAAGTGTTTTTTGAAAATAAATGAAAATAAATGACGTATTATCGGCCGAAGAGCTTGCGGCGCTTATATTCCGCAATTGTTTCTAATAGCTTATTGCTCCAGTTATCACGGTGTTCAATAAAAACTTGAGCACCTTCGTCGCCTGCAATTAGGGTTACCAATTGAGTAATTGGCATACCAGTCCTTTCTTCCCACATAATGGCATAAGCAGTCTCTTGTATAAAGTACCCCTCGCACCACTCCTTCTTTTTGTGTTTAGCTGCTGTTTTATAGTCAATGATAGAATTCGCGCCATCCCATACACCTACACAATCAACTCTACCAGCAACACCAAGGTGGGTTGAGTATAAGGCAGCTTCTTGAGCATAGACCTTTGTTAATCGTTTATCGAGTATATCTTTGACTTCGGCAAAATTAGATTTAACAATAAGATTAGCATCTTTGAAGTAATCCTCTTCGTTGTCTACATATCGTTCCAATACTGCATGAACTGATGTTCCTCTAGTAGAAGCTCTTCGTGATATCTTATTGGCTTCTTTCTCCCCGACCCGAGCTCGCCATGCTCTTATGTGGTCCTCACTCAGTATTGAAAGTACTGTAGTAACAGAAGGAAAATTGACACCAGTAGGAGCGGCATATGTTCTGCCAGTGGCTGCAGTCGTAGCGACCAAATCTGTGTAACCCAAATCAATTGTTTCATGTTCAAAGTTTCCCATTTTCTACCAGTTCCTTAGTCATAATAAAGTCTCTCACAAGACCGCTTCGCACAATATCTTCCCACGTGAATTCAACATGGTCAAATAATTTCATATTGGTTAGAATCTTAGTGAATTTCTCCAACCCCTCCTTGTCGCTTTGTTTACCAAAGTCTGTCTGGTAATAATCCCCGCACATAATGAGCCGTGTGTTATTACCTAACCTAGTAATCACCGAACATAATTCATGATAGGTTAGATTCTGTGATTCATCAATCATCACAATGCAATCGGATAATGTGATACCTCTCACAAATGATGTAGTTAAAAATTCTATGGCGCCAGCTGCTTCTAGTTTAGTCCAAGCATTACCATCTTCAAACAACTGTTGTAGAATAGCTTTATATGGAGCCTTATATGCTTCCTCTTTCTCTTCCAACGTCCCGGGTAAGAAACCCATATCACGTGTTGGTACAGCAGAGCGAACTATGATGAGCTTAGATTTCTCTTTACTACCCAGAATATCCTCTAAAGCTAGATACGTTGAGATAAAGGTTTTACCCGTACCGGCACTGCCTGAAAGTACCATATTAAAACCTTCTTTGTATGATGCAAATACAGTTTTCTGTGCCTTAGTTAATGGGTCTAGCTTGGTCAAATGTTCATATCTTAACCGTGATGGTTTTTGGCTCATTTAGTGTTTATCCTATTTCGGTCTTTTGGGGGCATTCCTGCTTGTATTCTTTGTTGTACTTCTTTCCAGCCATTTCCGGCTTTAGTTAAAACCGATCCGTCTTTACCTGAAATAAATTTCGGAGCCGCTATAACTTGTTGGATATTCTTATCCTTAACGTGTTCTTCCATGTCAGCAATAGACATCATCTTGGTATATATTTCACCCGATGTTAAATCCTTAAAATCATACATTGGCATGTTTAAACCATCCCGGCGTTAGCCTATTTGTCCATGTCATATTGAACTTGGACTTCTTAGTTACATAGTATTTATGGTATGACTCTACAGGGCTCTCAGTGATACACTGAGGCTCGTTCTGCATTGCCAACTTAAATGGGGTTAGTGGTCCGTGTGGAATATTGTTAGGTTTGTTAGACAATATTGATTCTAACTTAGTTTGGGTCATGTGAATCTTGTTATACCTGTGGGTATATTCATGACATAGAGCCATAAAGTGGTCATATAACCATTGGTAATTTGCAGAGGATTCTCGTACCCATATAGAGCATGGATGATTATGGTGACAGGCCTTGTATAGCTGACTCTCTAAAGCGTTCTCCAGATAAAAGTACTGTAACATACTACCTGATTTTGAAGCTCTACGTTCCATAGCACCATCTAACATTCGGTGAGAGGTAGATAACATTTGTGCAGACTCGACAATCATCTTAACTACGTGTTTGTCACACTGCTCTTGGGCCGCAATAACGGGGTCTTCATTAAGTATAAAAATATTCATAATGTATATTATATCACAATTCCGATCAAATGTAAATAGTAGATAACAAGTTTTTTAATAAAAATATCAATCCAACGCCATTTAATATGATTAGAGCTCGATCATGCCATAGCACTGATACCCATAACCATAGCGCTATACCACAAGCTGATAAGCCTAAGTCTACCATTTGTAATCCGTCAATGCCTCTAATTGACATCGCGCTTAATACGAAAATTGATGCAACCCATTTAATATACCAATCAGTGGTATGTTTAGGTGTTGCTGACTTAAAGATCCGCTTTGAATTAGCTATTTCTTTTGGGTCATATTTAATTTCTTTCATCAATTGCACCTTGCATTAAATCATAAAGTTCAAATAGATCAACATCATCATATTCGCTCATACTATATTTTAATAGTATTTCATCACCAGCCTCAATATCGCGTGTGGTGAATAAGTAGCACTTTTCTAGATCACTATACTGATCTGGATAATCGATAGCACTGCAGTTAGGATTTTCTGTGTGGTTTATAAACCCGCCGAGTGGAGTTCGTATCCACTCATCATTTATGTAAATCCTAAGCAATCCTAAATTTGTATCTTCTGCTATATCTTCTATAGCAAATAAGCCGAGACCATGGACACCACTTTCTCTAATTGTTAACGCTTTTGGCAATGGTCTATATGTATTATTGAAGTGTGTCATAGTCATGTTCGCGGCCGTTCTTCTAGTCTCCCTTTATTGAATCCATTTGTTCAATGTACTGACTCATGTATTCGATTTTCTTACCTATTTTATAAGCAAGAGTATCTTTACCTTTTCGTTTCAGTTTCTTTTGATAGTATATAGCTTCTCGTTGGTCTTTCCGAAGCCTTTCAATTTGTACATCCATAATAGTTCCTCCTCATGGTTAATTGAACTCTATCATAATGTAAGGGATTGTTAAATAGGCATTGCCTCCAGTTGGGTTAGGGTGTTATAGTTTTAAAAGGTTAGGAAAAGCATCTTTTATCATGATTTTCGTGATACCTTTGTATTTTATCGACTTGTCCTTTGCAGCACAAACTAATGCAGCTTCACTTGGGTGCAGCTTTTCTAGCAACTGGACAAACATCGACTCTCTCTTGCTCTGTTTCATTGACGAATACGGACCTTTGAAAAAGTATGCAAACATCTTATACTCTCTGTGGAGATCTGACCAACTACTGTCATCAGGGGCTTCGTCAACTTTATATGGTGGTGATCCTTCAGGCAATAATGAGATAATATCATCGTCAAAATTGATCCTTAGGATATCCCGCAATGCGGGTGATGTGTTATCTTGGAGATACTTAACCTTTTCGGCTTTGGTTAGTAGTTTTCCTGCTGAAGTTAGTACTTCAGATATTCTTAGTTTATTCGACATTGTAAAATTCCTCTACGACTTCAATCAAATGTGTGCATCGTTTGTTAATTAGATAGTTTAGTACTTTCATTTTCATGGGCAGTTTTTGCCCTTCAAAAGTATTTATAATGTTTTGTTGTACAGCATTTGGTATCTCTGTCAAATCAATAAGAGTTTTATTTCTTTGATAGTTTCTGTACTCCTCTTCGGTCATATGACTTTTGAGGTCATCAGCATTTTCCATCCAGTGGTCAACTTTCGTCTGTCTTAATGGTGTCTGACTAGCGCCTTCGGTAATAAATGTAGCATCCTTGGATAATACATTTGGTATACCGTCACCCGAATCACCGCGCATAATGTGATTAAAGAGATATGTTCGTGGGTTCTTATCTGTGACAACTTTCTTTTGAATAGGACTCCACTGCTTTACGTTATTATAACGTTGCAGTTGGATAAAGTCTTTATCAGATGAAATGATCATAACGGGTTCACCCTTACCAAACTCTTGTGTTTCCATAGCTAGAGCACCGATAACATCATCAGCCTCACAGCCTTCTATGTGGATAACCTTGTACGGTAAGTTAGCTTGGATCTCTTCACGGACTAGATTTACAATACGGAATATCTCGTTCCAATCCATAGTCGATTCTTCTTTACCTTTCCTGCGTTTTGCTTTGTATTCGGGAAAGTATTGTCTGCGCCAAGTGTTCATACCGTCGGCACAAATCACCATCTGACCATACTCTGCTCGGTGACGTTTATTGTACATCCTAATAGAATTTAGGATCATATGTCGAATCATGTTTTCATCATTAAGTTTTTGCACTATTATGTTGGATAGTGCGATCTGACTATAATCAAGTAGTATCATTGTTTTTATGCATCTCATTTATTTTAAGGAATAGATCATCTAGGTCAATATGTGTTGAATGTTCAAGGCCGAAGTATCTTAAAAACATCGCGTTGATAAGATTAGCAATAACAAACATATCCTTAGATTCTGGGTTATCTTCATTTCTGAAGTCAAAGTCATCAAAGGGTGTATGTTCGCCTTGTTCGGAGATTTCTACCAATATGGTATCGATTTCCTCTAGCAAGAAAGCAACAAGCTCTGCGGACTCTTCGGCGCAGAATACTGCCATTTCTTCTTCATCTCGTTTTCGCTGTTCTATTCGCGAAGCTGGAAATTTAATTATATTGTTTTTCATAATAGGTATATTATATCACATAAATGGGCAAAAGTAAACACTTATTTTAATAAATTTTTAACGGTTCTGCCACCTATTCGGCAAGCTATGATACCGTTATAGTACTCTTCTGTGAGTAAAACCTCACGCTCAAACTGTTCTTTAGCTTCCATATATGATAATTCTCCCTTTGCCTTACATAAGTGTAGGATTTCCCTGTAGAACGTATCTGGCCCCTGTGTTTCTAAATCAGCAACTAGGTGCTTATTCGACCCCCAATATGTTCTCCAATCGGATTCAACTAAAGTTTTCTTTCGCCTTTTCCTTTTCTTGGTTATCGGCAATGTTTTTTGACTCCAGAAGAATTTTTTCCCAACATACTTTCGTGATGTTGCTCGGTTCGTTATCATATATACCATTCCATACGCGTCGTCTGGAC